CAATTGATGTGGATGCTCGTCATTCAGTGCAATCTCAATCACCTTCTGAGCAACATCCTTACCCCCACAAAAAAAGCTAAAAAGGACAAGATGGAACAATTGAAAAGAGGTAGAGGACGCCCTAAAGGTTCTGTGAAGATGACCATACAGAGGTTTGCTGATAACCCTCCTATGGTATTGCCTAAGACTGATCACCAGAGGCTTAAGGAGCTTAAGGAGTTGATGATTAGGAGTGGGGGTAAGGATGTTGCTCAGAAGGTGATAGAGATAGCATTGAATGATGACCATCCACATCAATTGGTGGCTTTAAAGATGTGTTTAGACAGGACTCTACCTGTTAGCATGTTTGAGAAGGATAAGAGTCAGAGGAGTGCTGTAAGCATAACGATTACAGGATTGGGAGAGATAAGCCCAACAGTGATAGACACAAACCCTGATGAACCACAAGATGTAGAGGCTAGATATGAGTAATTTCCTAGTGACTTTTGTAAGAACTGCTTTTCTTGAGGAGCATGAGTTTTTGACAGATGATGCTAATTTGGCTATTTTGTTGATAAGACTGTTAGACAACTATCCTGATTTACACAATGAAGGCAAGTTGACTATTGTTCCGACCAAGATGGAGTACTTTGATGGCAGACCTTAATTTCCAACTTCTACCTTGGCAACAACAGGTATTTGCTGATAAGACTAGATTCAAGGTTGTGGCTGCTGGGCGTAGATGTGGGAAGAGTCGTATGGCGGCTGTTACCTTGTTGATAGAGGGACTCAAGTGTCCACAAGGCTCTGCTGTGCTTTATGTGAGTCCTACTATGGGACAGTCTAGACAGATTATCTGGGACTTGTTGTTAGACCTTGGAAGGGATGTGATTCAGAACAGTCATGTGAACAATCTAGACATTACCCTGATAAACGGAGCAAGAATCTATGTCCGTGGTGCTGATAGACCGGATACGCTTCGTGGTGTGTCTTTGACCTATGCTGTACTAGATGAGGTAGCAGACATTAAGCCAGAGGCTTGGGAACAGGTTATACGGGCTTCTTTGTCTGACAAGAAGGGTAGAGCCTTGTTTATTGGGACTCCAAAGGGAAGGAACTGGTTTCACGATACCTTTAAGTTAGGAGAGTCTGGAGATGATGAGGATTGGAAGTCATGGCACTTCACAACCCAAGATAACCCTTTGATCGACCCTAAAGAGATAGAAAGTGCCAAGAAGACCCTGAGTAGCTTTGCTTTCAAACAGGAGTATTTGGCTTCTTTCTCGAATGCCGGTGCTGATGTTTTTAAGGAAGAATGGGTTAAATACGGGGAAGAGCCTGAATATGGCAGTTACTTCGTAGCGGTGGACTTAGCGGGATTTGAGGAAGTTGCCAAACAAGCGGCTAATAGTAAGAAGCGGTTGGATGAGTCTGCTATTGCTGTGGTTAAGGTGACGGATGATGGTAAGTGGTTCGTCAAGGAGATAGAACACGGACGCTGGGATATTCGGGAGTGTGCTTCTAAGATTCTGATGAAGATGAGGGATTACAGACCACTCAGTATTGGGATTGAGAAGGGGGCACTGAAGAATGCTGTTTTGCCGTATTTGAGTGATTTGATGCGGAAAAACAATGTGTATAGCCACATCGTTGATTTGACACACGGAAACAGGAAAAAAGCGGATAGAATCATTTGGTCGTTGCAAGGAAGGTTCGAGCATGGGAGAATCATTCTGAACAGCGAGGAGGATTGGGATACATTTGTTGACCAACTTCTTATGTTTCCATCGCAAGGTGTCCATGATGACTTACCGGACGCTTTGTCGTACATTGACCAGTTAGCAGTTACCAGCTATTTTGATGACTCTGACTCTGATGAATGGCAACCGATGGATGTAATATCTGGCGTATAAGGGGCCAAAAATGGATCAAAACGAGTTCTACGAGCCTACAGAGAATGACAAGGAACTAACAGCCTTTGTTGTTGACCATTGTGATAGATGGCGTGACTACCGGAATGTCAACTTCTTAGATGACTATCTAGAATACGAGCGTATCTTCCGTGGTGAGTGGGCAGCAGAGGACAAAACCCGTGACTCTGAGCGTTCTAGAATCGTTACTCCCGCTACCCAACAAGCCGTAGAGACTCGTCATGCCGAGATCATGGAAGCCATCTTTGGACAAGGTGAGTTCTTTGACATTGAAGACGACCTAAGAGACATAGATGGAAATCCTTTGGATGTTGAGATGCTAAAAGCTCAACTCATGGAGGACTTCAAACAAGACAAAATCCGTAAAGCCATTGATCAAATCGAATTGATGGCAGAAATCTACGGAACTGGCATTGGTGAGATCGTTGTAAAGACAGAGAAGGTCTTTGAACCCTCTACTCAAGCAATTCCAGGTCAAATGGGTCAAGCGGCTATCGGTGTTGTTGAGAAAACCCGTATTGCTGTAAAGATCATGCCTGTTAACCCCAAGAACTTCTTGTTCGACCCCAATGGTACGAGCATAGATGACTGTATGGGTGTGGCTATTGAGAAGTATGTAGGCATCCACAAGATCGTAGAAGGCATTGAGAAGGGTATCTATCGCAAGGTAGACATCACTCCGACCTATGAAGACACTGATTTAGAGCCAACTCAAGAGTTGAGCCAATATCGTGATGAAAAAGTGCGTCTTTTGACCTATTACGGCTTAGTTCCCCGTGAATATCTGACGGAAAAAGATGTAGAAGTTGAAGAGCTGTTCCCTGATGACTCTGCGGCAGAGGACTATACCGACATGGTTGAGGCAATTGTCGTGATTGCCAATGATGGACTTCTTCTCAAAGCAGAAGAAAACCCATACATGATGAAAGACAGACCAGTTCTGTCCTACCAAGACGATACTGTTCCTAACCGATTGCTCGGTAGAGGTACTGTAGAGAAGTCTTACAACATGCAAAAGGCTATTGATGCCCAAGTTCGTTCACATTTGGACTCCTTGGCTCTAACTACTAGCCCAATGATGGGTATGGACGCTACTAGACTGCCTAGAGGTGCTAGATTTGAGGTTAAGCCTGGCAAAGCCTTCATGGTCAATGGTAATCCTGCTGAGATTCTCTATCCGTTCAAGTTCGGTGAGACAAGTCTGAATAACCTGAATACTGCCAAAGAGTTTGAGCGTATGCTCCTTCAGGCTACAGGTACTTTAGATGGTCAAGGGATGGTCAGTCAGGGTAATCGTGATGGCGCTGGCATGAGCATGGCAGTTGCTACGATTATCAAGAAGTACAAGCGTACCTTGGTCAACTTCCAAGAGGATTTCTTGATTCCGTTCATCCAAAAAGCGGCTTTCAGGTACATGCAGTTTGACCCAGAGCGTTATCCTTCTGTGGACATGAAGTTTATTCCTACTGCAACCCTTGGTATCATTGCCAGAGAGTATGAACAACAGCAGTTTATTGGTTTGTTACAGACACTTGGTCCTAATACTCCTGTTTTGCCGTTGATCCTAAAAGGTATCTTGAACAACTCTAGCTTGAGCAACCGATTTGAGTTGATTGGCGCTTTGGACAAGATGAGTCAACCTGATCCACAAGCACAAGAGATGCAACAAGTTCAGCAACAGTTGGCTCTCCAAGCGGCACAGGCTCAGATTGCTGTTAATACGACACAAGCAGAGCAGAATCGTGCAGAAGCCGCTAAATTGATGACTGAGGCTCAATTGATGCCACAAGAAGTTCAGGCTAAAGTGATTGCTTCTACGACAAAGAATCTTCCTACTGGGAATGAGTCTAGTGAGTTTGACAAGCGAGTTAGGATTGCTGAACTTATGTTAAAAGAAGCAGATATAAAGAACAAGAGCAAGATTGTAGAATTACAGATGTCTGATAAACAGAAGAATCTGCAACAAGTCGAGAACGACTTTCTTGATCAATTATCTGGAGCTTTGAAATGATTAACATAGATGCGTTGAATGATGACGAGAAACTGGCTGCACTGGAGTCAATTCACAAGTCTATTGCAGAGAGCAAAGAGATTCAAAAGAAGAAGATCACAACCAATGTTGAGTTGATTGTTAAAGCTCTTAAGAAGATTGAGTCAGACCTTAAACAGCGTTATGACGAAACAGGACAGTTAATTGCCAATCTCAAGAATGGTGAAGATGGTCGTGATGGCAAAGATGGTAAAGATGGCAAGAATGGTCGAGATGGTCGGGATGGACCTGTCGGACCAAGAGGCTACGATGGTTTGCCAGGACGAAACGGCATTGATGGAACAGATGGTGTATCTGTAACTGATGCTCATATCGACTTTGATGGCAGTTTGATTATTTCTCTGTCCTCTGGTCGAGTCATCAATGTTGGTGAAGTTGTTGCGGCAGATATTGCCGAGAAGATCAAAGTCATCACCAATGGTGGTGGTACGAGCCAAGGTGTCTTAGATGCTATTGCTTCTTTACAGGCTCAGATTGACTCAATTGCAAGCGGTTTGGAGTACCAAGGAACTTGGAATGCTTCTACCAATGTACCGACTTTAGCTTCTAGTGTTGGTACTGCTGGTTACTACTACATTGTGGCAACAGCAGGTTCTACGAATCTCAATGGTGTAACTGATTGGCAAGTAGGCGATTGGGCTGTATTCAATGGTTCTGTTTGGCAGAAGATTGACCAGACTAACTTGGTAACTTCTGTTGCTGGTAGAACTGGTGCTGTTGTTCTGTCAAACACAGACATTAGTGGTTTGGGTACGATGTCTACTCAAGCGGCAAACAATGTTTCTATCACTGGTGGCAGTATTGCAGGTATCACAGACTTGGCTATTGCTGATGGCGGTACAGGTCAATCTACTGCGGCAGCGGCTATTACTGCTTTGACTGGAACTCAAACTTCTGGTTACTATTTGCGTTCAAATGGTACAAGTGCGGCTTTGTCTGCAATTAGTGCAGGTGATGTCCCAACTCTTAACCAGAACACTACAGGTACTGCGGCAGGATTGTCTGCTACTTTGGCGACCTCTAGTGGTGGTACAGGTTTAACCTCATTTACGGCTGATGGCGTTCCTTACGCTACATCTACAAGCGTATTAGCAACAAGTGGTTTGTTGAAGTTTCAAGCTACTAATTCGGCACTGACAGTAGCGTCTACAACTACATCTAATGGTTATGTTGGTTTTACGAACTCGGCTGATGGTGGTACTCAAGGCTACATCGGTGATGCCAAAGCATTGATCACACCTGGAATAAACAGCGCACTTGCTGTTCGTGGTGAAGATGCAATTCTTTTTGGCATTGCTTCTACGGAAGGTATGCGCCTTAACTCAACTGGTTTGGGTATTGGTAAAACAGCAGGTTCTGCATTAGATGTCAAAGGTACTCTAAGACTTTCAGGATCGACCTCTGGCTATGTAGGATTAGCTCCTGCGGCAGCGGCAGGTTCTACAACTTACACACTTCCTTCTGCTGATGGAACAGCAAATCAAGCCTTAGTCACCAATGGAAGTGGTACTTTGTCATGGGCAAGTACTGCAACAGGAACAGTAACCAGTGTTGCGGCATCCGTACCATCGTTCCTATCTATTGCAGGTTCTCCAATTACAAGTAGTGGTACTTTGGCAATTACCTTATCTGGTACTGCATTGCCTACTACTTCAGGCGGCACAGGACTTACATCGTTTACTGCAAATGGTGTTGTCTATGCTTCATCTTCAAGTGCGTTGACAACTGGTTCTGCGCTTACTTTTGATGGGACTACATTTATATCCAAATCTAATGCTGAATTTGGAAACTCTCTTGTTGATGCAAATCGATTTGTAAATGTTATAGGCGCAGGAACAAACAGGGATTTTGGAATTCAATTTACTGGTTCTCGTGTTCTTTGGCAAAACACAGGACAATCAGGATTATTGTTTGGTGTTTCTGATACTGAGCGTATGCGCCTAACCTCTACAGGTCTAGGTATTGGTACAAGTTCACCTGCCCTAAAATTAGATGTTGCGTTTTCTTCTGCTGGTGATGGCATTCGTAGTTACAACACATTGTCAACAGGCTTTGCTGATGTGCGTGTTGGTAACAACAGTAATAACAACCTTGGTTTCTTGCGTGTTGGTGGTTCTGCGCAAGGTGGTATTTACCAAGATTCTTTTGTTGTTGGTACAGGTGGTGGATACCCAATTAAGATTGCTCCTCAAGGTGCTGTAACCGCTACATTTGATGTTGCAGGCAACCTTGGATTAGGAGTTACTCCTAGTGCTTGGGGAAGTGCTTTAAAATCGTTTGAAAACCAAGGTGGTGCGGTAACGGCAACTAGTGCGGGAAATTTTCGCCTGTATCAAAACGCTTACCAAAACTCTGTTGGTCAACAAATTTATCGTAATACGCTTGCCGCTTCTTTATATACACAAGATGGTGGAAGCCATATTTGGTTTAACGCCCCTTCAGGCACAGCAGGAAACGCCATTACCTTTACTCAAGCAATGACTCTGGATGCGGCTGGTGAGCTTGGTATTGGTACTACTTCACCTGCGGCAAAACTTCATGTAAGCGGTGCATTTGGTAGTCAATTAAGACTTCAAGAAACTAGCGGTACTTTCTTTGATATTGCTGTTGGCGGTCGTTTTGATATAAGAAACAATGCAGGAACAACAATTGTTTCTATTGCCCAAAGTGGCGCACCTGCTGGGACGCAATTAAATCTTGACACCTCTGGCAACCTTGGATTAGGAGTTACTCCTAGTGCTTGGGGAAGTATTTTTGATGTATTGCAAATAGGTGCAGGTGCAAGTTATCTTGGTGGTCGTACTGATAGTGTTGCAGGTCGTCAAATCTGGCTTGGAACAAACAGTTATTACGATGGCACAAATTGGATTTATGGCGTTTCGCAACCTGCCGCACAGTATTACCAGAATGATGGCGCACACATTTGGAATAGAGCCGCATCAGGCACAGCAGGAAACGCCATTACCTTTACTCAGGCAATGACTCTGGATGCTAGTGGGAATTTGGCTATTGGCGACACAGCAAATAGTGCCGCAGGACGCTTATATGTAAAAGGCTCTGGGGCAACTAGTGGTTCTGTTGCAATGGTAGTCAGAAACTCAACACCAGACGATTTGTTATATATCCGAAATGATGGGTATATGACATTTGGTGTGTCAACAAAGATGACATTGGATGCTAGTGGTAATTTGCTAGTGGGTACTACGAGTACTGATATTTGGACAGGCTCTGCCACCAATACAGGTTTTAAAGTTGAGTCAAACGGAACAACCACAATCTCCCGTAGTGGCTTTGCAGCAGTTCTTGCAAAACGCACAACATCTGATGGTAATGTGATGGAGTTTGCTCGTGGAACAGCACAAGTTGGAAGCGTAAGTGTCACAGCTACAGCAACTGCTTACAACACATCTTCTGACCAACGATTAAAAGAAAATATTGTTGATGCTCCTGAGTTTGGTAGCGTAATTGATTCCATCAAAGTGCGTAGTTACGACTGGAGATCAGACGGATCTCATCAACGAGCAGGTTTTGTTGCTCAAGAATTAGTAACTGTTGCCCCTGAAGCAGTACATCAACCTGAAGACTCAGAAGAAATGATGGCTGTGGACTACTCCAAACTTGTCCCAATGTTGGTCAAGGAAATACAATCACTCCGTAAACGCCTTGCAGACGCAGGCATCTAACTTAAAGGAAAATCATGGCTATCTCTTATAACTGGTCAATCGTTCAAATGGACAGACTCACTTCTGACGGGTTTGTCGTTACAGTCCACTACAATGTTTCTGCAGTTGATGGTGACTATTCAGCATCTACTTATGGCACTTGTGGTTATACCCAAGAGAGCGAATCATTCGTTCCTTATGACGACCTCACCCAAGAAGTCGTAGTTGGATGGGTTCAGACCTCATTAGGTAAAGATACTGTAGAAGCCTCTTTGCAAGGTCAGATTGATGCACAAAAGAATCCTGTGCAAGAGTCTGGTCTGCCTTGGGCAGCATAAAACAGGAAGCCACCACCTGATCTTTGGTGGCAATTTAAAGGAAAATCATGGGCAACAACACAAAAACCCCAGTGACTATTGATGGAATTGAATATCAGTTTGAAGACATGACACAAGAGCAACAGACTCTAGTAAACCATGTAGCAGATTTAGACCGGAAGTTAGGCTCTGCTAGATTCAATGTTGATCAACTCCAAGTAGGTAGGGACGCATTCTTCAAGTTATTAAAAGATAATCTTGAAACAGTTACTGATGTAGAACCAAAATGAATCAGGAACTACAACGCTACTATGAGGCTAGGTTCGATTTATTCTCTCAACAGGGATGGATCGACCTAATGGAAGATGTAGATGTAATGTTAGAGGCAACAAATAATGTCTCTACCATTGCAGACGAAAAAAGTTTACAATTTCGCAAAGGCGAGATTTCTATCCTGACTTGGCTAAAAACCCTGAAAGGGGTTAGCGAACGAGCATACGAGGATTTGAATGAAAAGAATGTTTGAATTTGTCTGCAATTGCGGACAGCGCACTGAGGCTTTGGTGAGTTATGAGATCACTGAAGTGCAGTGTGGATGTGGTGGGTTAGCCCATCGTGTCATAAGCGCACCAAGTTTCAACTTAGAAGGTTGGTCTGGTCACTTTCCGTCCTCTTATGGGCGGTTTGAGGCTAAACATACTGATAAGTTGAATGCGGAGCGCAAAGCCAACTCATAAGCATAAAGCCGAGTTGATTATCCTACAACCATTTTGGCAGGAACATAAATATGTTGATTGACAATGAATCTGAGCCGCTAGGCGAACTTGAAGTAGAAGAAGCTAAACCTCAACTCCCTGAGAAATACAGGGAAAAAAGTTTAGAGGATATTGTACGGATGCACCAAGAAGCAGAAAAGCTAATTGGTAAACAGGCTCAAGAAGTCGGTGAAGTCCGTAAATTAGCTGATGAGTTGCTAAAGCAGAACCTTAGTTCTAAACAACAGCATACAAAAGAGGAAGAGCCTGAAGTTGACTTTTTTGAGAATCCTCAAAGAGCAGTTCAAGAAACGATTGATAGACATCCTGATGTACTTGCGGCTAGACAAGCTGGTCAAGAGTTCAAACGGATGCAAATTCAGCAACAGTTAGCTAAGGATCACCCTGATTACTCCCAAGTAGTCAATGATTCTGAGTTCCAAAACTGGGTGAAATCTTCACCTGTACGCTTGGGACTATATGCAAAGGCTGATGGTGATTTTGACTATGATTCGGCTAATGAGTTGTTGTCTACCTTCAAACAACTTCGTGGTATTAAGGCAAAAGAGTCTGAACAAGCGGGTAACGCACAGAGGACTAAGAGCATGAAAGCCGCACAAGTTGATGTAGGTGGCTCTGGAGAGAGTTCAAAGAGAGTTTACAGACGGACTGACCTAATTCGTCTCAAGATGACAGACCCTTCAAGATATGAGGCATTGAGTGATGAAATCATGCAAGCCTATGCTGAAGGTCGTGTTCGATAATTTAACTTAGGAAATTTAATCATGGCTAATACCGCATTTTCCCCAACAAACAGTGTAACCACTACCTCTGCAGCTAACTTTATTCCAGAAATCTGGAGTGA